TGGTAAAGGAGTTATTACAGGTAGAAATGAAATAAGTAATATTCCTAAATATATAGATGCAACAGGTACAGATTTTTATAATAATAGAGTTGGTAGAAAATTTAGTGCAACAAAAGCTGATGCATTACAAGAACTAAATAAAGTATTTATCAATCAATTAAATAGAATGAAAGATGAAGGTACAAATTTTAAATTTAAAGAAAATGTAGATTTTAAATTTGCTGATCAAAGTTATTAAAAAAGGGAGAGCCTAACTTAATAGACTCCCCCTACGCAGGCAACACGAAGACCACTTGACTTTTTAGTCTGGTGGTCTTTTTTTTTGGTCGTAATATTTGTAGCGATATAAATTTCTATCACCCCAACGTTTACGCCAAAACCAGTTACTTAGTGAGCTAGCATAACTTTCTAATTTATCCATAACATAGTTATGCCAAAAGTAATATCTAAACTTTTTGTATAAGTTGTTTAATGTCATCTTGCAATTTTCTACCTACAGAATTGGCATGATTAATAACAGCAGCACATAGATTACCATGATAAGGATAACCTTTTAATGCCTCTCTAACTTTAGTTACAGGTTTACCACCATAATCAATTACAATAGCATTATTTTTATTAAGACCTATTTTTAATTCAAATAATATTCCAGTATATTTATTTAAATCATTTTTTTCCGTCATTTGTGCCACTCCCTGACGTAGGTGTAAGTGTAGATATACTATTCATAAGTTTTACTACTTCACCATACGGTCTTGTCATAAGATATCTCATGATATCCATAAGTTGTTCAGAACTTATAGTATAAGTTCTTGAGGTAGGTTTTTGTTGTTCTTGTTTTTCTTCTTTCTTTTCCATCTATCCTCCTATTAAAATGGTATATCATCATCATTATTAGAATAATCATCTTCAATAGTTTTTATCTTATCTCTTGCACATGTAATTATATCTAATTGTTTATCTATCTCTTCAACAAACTGGGGATGTTCTCCAACACCTACAGGTTTATCAAAGAAAACCTCTATAGTAGCTTTTGCTACTTTTATTTCTGCCTCATATTTAGCTTTTAAAGCATCAATAAATTTATCTCTCATTACTCCACTCCTTTAAATTGGTAGTATTTATCTTCTACTAAATCCTCATCATCAAAATAAGGATTAGTTTTTGCTGCTTCAGATCCTCTAGCATCTCGTATGGTTTGATTTAACGTTCTACCTTCACGCAAACAACCTGCAACGAAATCTTCTACTTCAATTATTGCCTGTTTTACTGCACCCATCTTTTTCTTCTGCCTCCTTTAATTGTTTATTTAATTTAGATACTTTATTTGTCATTTCTATAATAACTTCATATAACATATTTATCTTTCCAAGTAAAGCCATTTTTTCACCGTGCGTCATTTAACCTCCTTTATTAGTCTATTTAGATACCATTGTGCTTTTTCTAAGTCTTGTAAAGGTTCACCCTTAAATTTATACCTAGAAACATATTTTAAAATATTGCCCTTCAAATAGCCATGATACTCATCATCTGTCATACAATCCTGTATTACATCTATAGTTTCTTTCTTACCATGCTTGTAATGAGAAGGTGAATGAACATTGTCATGCTTTCTTTCATTCTCATATGAAACATCATGACTATGGTCTTTTTCATATTTATATGTTCTTTTACTATCTATAGGTTGTTCAAATATATAATTATCTTCTTCCATATTCTTTCCTTATAGCTTTCATATCAATAGTTTCTATATTGTAAGATCCATTATTAACTTCTCTCTTTACAATAATACCACTCCACCACATATGTTGAGTATCTTTAGCAAAAAACTCAGGGTGTGTCAAATAACATCCTGCGGATAGTGCTTGTAGTTTTTTACCATTAGGTAATGTAGCCATGGCATAGTCTAGCAAATGGCAGTGACCAACAGTAGCAGATACTTTATGTTTATTTAAAATTGATCTAGCAATATTCTCACCTGATATTGCACGACCCATTATACCATTTGGTAAATAATGAACATAGTGTACACCACTAATTATTTTTATTTGTTTAAAAGGGACTTCTTGCCAACCATATTCTTTAAATTGTAAATCTGATATTGACATTTTACCTTCTAATTCAGGGTTCTCATCTACAAATCTATCTATTCTATCTTCGTGATTACCATGAATCATTATCTTTCTAGGTTTATGTTTACCTAAACCTTTGTTAAATAAAGATAGTGCTTGATGAGAATGATCCATATCTTTCTCATAACGTCTACCTTCAAAAGATTTTTTACCTCTATCATAAGAGGATAAAGAATCCATACTACAAAAGTCACCCATGCATATTACATGAGTAGCTTTTACATCTGCGGCTAATCTACCTGCCCACAGAAATCTTTCATTGCTTGCTTTAGGTGTGCAATGAGGGTCACCTATTACAACATGTGTTGCCATTAGTTTAACTCCTTATCACGTTTCTGTTTTAGAAATTCCAAAAAATCTACAACATTAGATTCATCATCAAACTCTGATACTGCACTAATAGTAAGATCTCTTGTTTCCTTTTTTTTATCATCAGCAAATCCACGTAAACCCCATAGAAACGTAGAATGAGGATCTGTGGTTGCCATTTTTATCATGCCTCTAGCTATTGTAGAACATAATTCATACTCTTCTGTGGTCATTTTACTTTTACTATCCATTATTATACCACATTGAAATCCTTTGTCCCAAGGACTTACAAGAACTTTTATTGAATTTAGTAACATTAATTTATCTTTATTCTTCATTTGTACCAATACCTATCATAATTTTTTTTATTATACTCAACTATTTTATATTCATACCCTCTTTTCATACTTTTTTTACCAAAAAGTTCTGCCTCTTTTTCATCACTAAATATTATATTAGTAAACATTTTATACTCCTTTTCTTTCTTTTTTTTATATATTACAAAATATATTGTCATAATGAGTTAGTGAAGACTAGACCCCTCAAACTAATCTCCACCAATCTCGTCTCCCAACAAGGAAGTCTGTAATACTATTTATTAACATTTCTCCAAATCTTTGTTGCTGCTTGTTGTATATTTTTATCCCAGTAAAAAGGACTTGGATCAGTATTTAGAGGTGTTATTTTTATAGCATTCTCTAAATTATTTTTACACATATCAATATAATTTTCTAATGATTTAAAATCACTTAGTAATTCATCATAACCTTTTTGTACATCTTCTTCTGTAAGATCATACCATAAAGTTTTTTTAGGTGTAGCATATAATAAAGCTATTGGTTTATTATGTACTTTAGAATATAATGCCTGTTGCCTTATGTGATCTATCTTAGGTTTAGTAGGCATTCTTAAAGTAGATTTTAAATCTACTATGATATTATCATATTCAAAATCAGTAAATAATCTCACTGGGTATTTTAAACCTTCTAACTTTTCAACTTTTTCTTTTTGATAGCTAACTATATTTCTTAATTGTCTTTCATAAAGTTTTTCCTCAAACTTTTTTGCAATATTAATTGCATTAAATATCTCACTATCATCACTAAAAAATTTATTTTTTTTAAATTTATGTATTATCAACTTCTCAAAATACTTATCATCTTTTTGTTGCATACCTTTTTTAATTTTATAATACGCACCAAATTCAGCAAGATTGCCTCTAACCATAGCTGGACTACTAGATACTCTTAACCCTAATCCATAGTGCACCAGCCATTCACTGGGATTATGTTTAAATTTATTTATAGAACTAAAGCTATGTTTAAAATCTTTATTTATAATATCTTTTAATTCCATATGTATCTAGTAGTATAGTCCACACATTATTTAGCCAAGACTTGTTCAGGAAGTTCATCATTTAAATCATCAATGACTTTAGCATCCACTCCATCTGAACCATTTGGTTTTTTAGTTTTTGCAGAATTGTATAGATCTACAACCTCTGCATTTTCAGTATCTATAGATTCCTGAAACACTTTTAATGTCTCTACGTCATCATCAGATAATTGTAAATTAGCATCAGCATTTACTCCTATCTCTGGTATGTAGAAAACATTTCCACCTTTCTTTTGTCTTTTAGAATCAAGAGAAAAAGTACAATTAAACATAAGTTTTTTTCTTTTTTTCAATTGATCTAATGCAGAAGTCACAGGTGAAAAAGCTGTGCCAGTTACTCTATATAGAACAGGTAAGTTCTCTACAACATGATCCTCACCTTTTGCAGTTTTACCATCTTTAAAAGATAATAAACCATACACAAGTTTATAACATCGTATAGTTCTTTGCTGCTCTAACTGTTCGGGAGTAAGGCTAGACCTTTCTTTGAAAGGTATCTTACCACATTTAGTACCACCTAAAATATCTATAGCTTCTTCTTTCCAGCTTTTAAATA